CGACACCAGCGAATACCGAGATAAGCGGGTCTAATACAGGTTTAAGAAAGCCTAATACACTAACTAGCGACTTAACAACTGGTGTAGCACCGCGAATCACGTTGATAATGATATTAAAGGTATTATTAATAGCATCTTTGATACTATTTAAGTGCTCGGCTATGCTCTTGCCAGTAACGGCCTTACTTAACTTGTCAAACTCAGTAATGACGTTCGCGATACCTTTTGCAACCGCGCTAACAATGTTAGTAAATGAAGTTCTGATACCTTCAGAGTTCTTCTTTGCCATTTCAGCAAATCCGTTCACTCCTTTATTCAGCTCAATCAGACGCTTACTAAAATCGCTAAAGGTTATCTTGCCGTCCTGCAGGGCCTTGTAAAGGTCATTCTGTGCCGATGCTCCAGCGTAACCAAAAGATTCTGCCGTTTTTTGCAGGGCATAAGACATGGTTTCTTGCAAGGTCTTCCATGATTGCAAGTCAACCTTTCCGGACGATAACATCTGGGTATACTGCGTTAAACCGCGCGACGCTTCTTCTGTGGACGCCCCGGACGCGAGAAACGCGTTGTTTAGGGCGATTGTTAACTTAGTTGACTGCTTGAGGTTACCAGTCATTGAGGTCAACTTCTGCGTGGTTGCTACAACTGTATCAAGGGTTGTTGGTAGTCCCTCTATACCCTCGGACAGCAATTTAGTAGATGCTGCAACATCTTTCGATGAGTGTCCAAAAGCCTTCATGACTTTCGGGAACCGTTGCAAGGTATCAAACCGGTCAATAGCCTTGTCCATTGACTGGCTTATAAGGTCCATAGCAGAGCTTACGGCTTTAAATGCTACCGCACCGACTGAGAAATTCTTGATCGCGTCCTTGATTTTCTCAAAGCCTTTAGCACCTTGGCCAGCTTTATCACCGCCAGCCTTGGCATCTTCACCAGCCTTTTTAAAGCCAGCACCGCCCCCTTTGGCTTCCTCGCCAGAGGCTTTCACCTTATGTCCGGCCTGTTTGAATCCATCTCCGCCAGAGCTAGCTTCATTGCTTGCTGATTTGATCTTTCCAGATGCTTGTTTAAATCCATCTCCTGACCGTTGGGCAAGGTCGGAGCTTTCTTTTACTTTTTCCCCTGCCTGTTTGAAGCCGTCACCAGATCGCCCAGCAATGTCTGAGCTTTCCTTGATTTTCTCACCAGCTCGTTTGAAGCCGTTCCCGGAGTTTGAAGCAATTTCGGAGCTTTCTTTGATCTTATCACCGGCCCGCCTAAAGCCATTGCTTGACGTTTCTGATAACTTAGCGCCCTCGGCCATACGGTCACCAGCTCGTTTAAAGCCCTGTCCGGCTCTCAAAGCCTTGTCACCAGTAGCCTGGATACCATCTCCGGCACTCTTGACCCCTTGACCAGATCTGCGGGCTTCGGTTTCTAAACGTTTTAAGTCGTTAGCTAGCTCTGAAAGTTTCTTGCCGTTAACCTGGACGTCAATTACGATTTTTCCATCTGCCATTATTCATCTCCCTCCTTTCCGTCTAATCTGTATTTGTTTTGTAACCGGCGCATTTTCGATTTATACTCACTACTATCATGCTTAGAGGGTTTCCATGACCGTATTTCTACTAATCGAGATACAGCCGTTCCCTCTGGCATACCATTCAATAGCGCGATAAATTCGGGCCATGTAAGCCGGCCTTGTGCTTCAAAGAGGTTGATGCTATACGCTTGCACAAAGCTAGCATATATTTCCTGCGCGTCTACTTCAAAATCAATTAAACGGATATCATCTTCTTCGTCCTTGGCTACCGGCATAGGGTTGCCGTGTCGGTCATAAACCACGCGCTCTTTTTTGGTTTTCAAAAAATGCTCGTCAATATATTCCCAGACGACCACTATATCCTCTGGATTGTCCAAGGCTTCGTCTGTCATCATTAAAACCGCTGTACGCATCTTCTCGAGATTGTTCATAACTTCATTGTCAAACATCTCAAAGACATCAAGCACCAGATCAAAGGAGCAGTCCACCTCATAGGTGCGCCCGTTTAATTCAAAGGAGTTCTGTATAGGCTCATTTAATTTCATGAGCAGTCCCCCTTTTTACTTTTTGCTGGTTTTTTTGGTTTTCTTCGCTTTTGCTTTTTTAACAAATGATTCAGCAACCGCGCCTGATGCTTTGGCCCGTTCTTGTCCCATACGGTCAAGTTCAGCACCCAGCATGGTATCTACTTCATCAAATGCATGATCCAAAGCGTCAAGGTCTTGATAGCGTTCGTAGATTTTAGCAAAGGTACCATCACCGAATAAAACATCATACTTAATCTCCGTCATTTTCTTTTGCATCTCAAAGGCTTCGTCAATGACTCGCTTGTTAATGACTCCTTCTTTAAGATCGTCAAACTCTCCATTATTAGACCGCTCAATCAGCTCTAACTGGTACTTGTTGAAGCGTTCTGAGATATCTTCCTGGAGCGTAGCAAGGCGCGAGATATTCTCTAGTGATGTATCAAATTGGAGTTCGATTTCTCCGATGTTAATGGGAATGTAGTTGCGTTTTAATTCAATTAAAATAGACATGATTTCCTCCTTTAATGCACAAAAAAGAGCGCTCCCTTTACAGGAACGCTGTTAAATTCAAGTATTATCCTACAACCGCTGTAGTTTTAGGAATAGAGTTATAAGCAATCTTGCATCCAAACTCCTCGTAGTCTGCAGCGGCACCGGAACCAGCTTTGATATTGGTAACGGTAGCAATACCGACGTGTTGGTTCTTGCCGTCAGAGTCTACAATCTTGTGCCATACAAGCCGGTCGTTGTCTTTCTTGCGTTTCAATGCAGCAATATACTTCATGGCTGGGTCTTCGTTGTCATAAGTCCCTTTGAACGTATATGATTCTTTGACACCGGTAACAGTAGTTTCTTCTGTTCCATCACCGTCATAGTATGCCACTGATGTGGTAGATTCATCTGTATCATCATCCACATCTGTGATCCATTTTGCAATTTCCAAGTAAGCTGATTTATCAGGTTCAGTTTTTGGATCAGTGACTGGTGCGATAAAATGCCCGCGTAGGGCGTTCTTTTGACGTGCCATATATTACACTCCTTTGTTGTTTAGAATTGTTAGGTTTGCAGTGATATCCTGCAGATAAATATAAAAACCCTGCTCGTCCCGTTCGTTTAAAGACGGCTGGGTTGTTGTTAGGTTATTAAAAATATATGAGTTGTTTTGACTTGGTAAGACTAGATCAAACTCAGAAAGTGCCTTGTTGATTTCCCAAAGGCACTCGCTAGCTGTTACCTGGTTCTTAACCTTGACTGCGATTTCAAAGATAAGGCTCACATCTCGCGACCCGTCCATATAAACACGCTCAACCTTACCACCTGGAAGCGGGTATAGGACCAAAGAGTCCAGCTCGCTTAGAAAGTCAAGCTCACAAGCAAGCGGTAGACCGAGGGTGTTGATAAAATCGCGCAAAACAACGTTAAAATCATTGTTACTTTTCATTTAGTCAACCCCATTGCTTTCAATCCGACTTCTGCCCACTTGTTCCCGTGGTTAGCTGAGGCCTTTAAGTCCCAGCGTTTACCAGTTCCAGGGGTGGTATACTTGCCAAAGCTAAAACTGCGATACTTGTTATAAGCACCACCGTAAAACTGGGCGCGTGCGTATGGTGTATTGTAGATAATCTGTGAGCCATTGCCAGCTACATGACCGCTAGATCGTAGTGGACCATGCAGTAACGGCACATACGGCTCCATATCTAATAAGGCTTGGTTAGCAATCTCTAACTGTGCTTTTCGCTCAGACGCTTGTGATACTTTCTTAGTAGCTCCGCTCAAATCAATCGTGACGTTGATCCCCATTACATCACCTCGATTTCGTAGCAAAAGACTTTGCGGTTGAATGGTTCGTAAACAGGAACGATCTTGTTTACAATATATTCATCGTCGCCATCTTTCACAATCGAGTTACGATATGACGAATCAATCTCTACATCACAATACTGAGTGTACACAAAGATGACACCAGGCGCACGAAATGACGGGTTCTTTTGTCCGGACGGGTTATTTACTGACCCTGGACCGTCAAAGTTACGGTCAAAGCGTACTGGGCTTAAAAGAATAGGGTAGGAGAACTCTTCTTTCCCCCACCCGTCTTTCTTTCCTGTTGGCTTTGAGATCGTCACTGAGTCAACTAGCGTCCGTTTATCAATAACGACCATAATCCACCCCGCTATACAAGAATCCAGCCGATTTAAGAGCGTTGAAAGCATCGAGGGATAGATTATACCCCGACGCCGTTTCAGACGCTCTAGAGCCGTTATTTGAGCTGTATGACACCGTTGTACGGCCTAGCGTAGTACTTGCGATTGTCTGTTTATCCTCGGCTGTTAAAATGCCCGTACTATCCAAATACTGGATCTGGTAAGCAGTAGCGATTTTAACTGCTTTCTTGCGAAATTTATGATCCTTGTCAAAATCGTGGAAGTCATAATAATGCCGGATAAAGAGATCAATAGCAAGCTCGGCCCGTTTCAGTAGATCATCAAACTCGCACGTACTGTCAAAACCTAACTCAAGATATTCATCATGCGTTAAGTATGCCATGATACCTCCTACTCAGAGGCCACCTTTTGGGCTACGGTTTCGCCTTCTGAAACAAGTTCCAACCACTCCTCACCAAAGGCGAGGCTTGTCTTTTGGTTGATTTCTTCTGCTTCTGCAGTCGTTAACTCGTAGACCGTGCCCTCGTCAAAGTTTTGGTCTGTTGACTCAATCAAAAAGTTACAAGTAGCTTTATATTTCGCCATTCGTTACTCCTTGATCTCGTAACCGCTAGTCAAAAAAGCAGATACCAGATTGGGATCAGTGATGGTAAAGGTTACATCGTCCTTTACCAAAACTGTCGCAGCCTGTTCAGTTACTGCTTCTGTTTTAGTTGTTTTTGTTTCTTCTGCCATTCGTTACTCCTTACGCTGTTTTGTGAACGTAGATCGCTTTCTTCTTGCTGTCAAGGACAAAGGCATCGTAACGGATACGACCTTCTACAAGGTAACCGTTGATTCCTGGTGGGTTATCGTGGATCTTGTAGTCTTCGAGTTTGACAGGGGAAGTAGTTGCAATAGGGTGCGCGATAACAAACGCTACGTTTTCTGGCAAGCGTGAAGTTGGAGTCAAGATAACAGGCAAGCCGTCGATTACACCAACTTGTCCTTTAAATGCAACTTCTTGGCCGAGGTCAGAGTTCTTAACGAACGATGGATCAAGTTTGATGAGTTTATAAAACTCTGGAGATACGTGGAGCTTACGTCCTTCTTCTGGTACAAGTGCGTCAGTCAATTTAACTTGACCGTCAAGCACTGCCTCATACGCGTTGTTTTTAGTTACTGCGCCAGTTTTAACGTTGGCTGTGTCAGCACCAGCAACGACTTTGCCGAAGCGATAAGTATCGACTTCTGGAATGATAACTTCTGAAAGTTGACGGGCAAGGGCTTTGCCTGCTTCCATAGCGCCATTAGTGTCTTGCACTGAGCGTTTGTCGATCGTGAAAGTGAATGAACGGTCTTTTGTAAGAGCCAATGTTTGCACATTGTTTTCCAATTCAGCAGCCGTACCGTAACGGGTGTTACCAGTAAGGGCGTAGTCGTTCATTGCTGTTGTTGGGATTGAGTAAACTTTAACAGTGTCTACACCGGTAAAGTCGTAGTCAGAGTTGACGATACCAGTCGAGAGAGCTTCCTTGGTAAAGCGCTCATCTACTTTAGCGTCAAATTTAGCTGCATAGTTAATAGTCATATAGGCTTATCCTACTTTCTTTTATTTTTAAATGCTGTCAAAGCCAGCAAATAGAGCTTTATCTTCCGGGCTGAGGTCGTTATCGCCACCAGCGGACGGATTGCCACCAAGTGAGAACTTTGGCTGTGGTTCCTGTGGTTCTTCCTTTTGGATAAAAAGGTAAGGGCTTGATTCCTTTAGACCGCTGATAGTTTCTTCTAGTTTAGGCTTGCCGTCTTCAGCAAGCTCGATCTTGTCAAGATCAATAAACTTCATAAGGTCCTCGGAGTTATGCGCTCCCACGTCTTTCAAAGCTAAAGCAACCGCGTTGGTTTTCTTAACTTGCGCAAGGTTCGCTTCGTTCTCGGTCTTATAGCTTTCAAACTGAGCCTGTAAATCTTCCAGTTGTTTCTTGGCTTCTTCACTAGCTCCCTCTTTAGCTTGTAAGTCTTTGATAGCTTGGTCCCGTTGTTCAAGTTGTGTTTTTAAGCTGTCGTTTTCTGCTTGTACTTCTGACTTGGCTTCTTTGATTGCTGACCCGTACGCTGCCATAATGCGCTCAATAGTGTCCTTGTCTTCGATACCTGCATCAACTAACATCTCACGTTTTAAACTCATGTTTAAAACTCCTTTCTGTTTTACGTCCAGTAGACGATTTTGACGGTTTACGTCCGTCAACGAAAGCGCCCAGCGGGTAACGATCCCGCAAGAGGTAAGAAAAAAGGAGGAAATCACCTCTTATCCAGATAATGGGCGCAAAATAAAAAAGGCTATAAAAGCCTTTATTCTTCGTTTGGTTTAAAATACCTTTCTCTCGCGTAGTCACGATGCAAGAAAGGCTTGTCCGCGATATAATCTCGCAAGGTTGCCTGTTGGTCTCTGATTTTGGTTTTAAACTTGCTGATAAGCTCTTGGTCTCCCAGCTTCTCGGCAACGTGCAACTTCTCCTTAGACTTCCTAATAGCTCGCTCGTATGCCCTTTGTTTAGATTGAGCATTAGCATTTCTAATAGCTTCTTCTTGCGTTACGTTTTTAACGTCCGGGCCTAGCTCTGGCAACTCATTAATACCAGGTACAAACGGGGTCAGCATGTGTCCGCAGTTGATACCAAGGCAACCTCCTGGTGTCCCGTAGCCATGATCCGCAAGTGACAGAATACTGATGCCGTGTTCTTCCCTCGCTGGGCCATAGGTTACAATATGGTGTTGCAAGGGTGCGCAAGCCTCGCGGGCCGTTGCCTTTTTGGAATAATAAAAGGTATCAATCCCCAACTCGTCCGCCGGCATCGTCCTCATCTCTCGGTAGCTACGCATGACTGTTGTTTTGATAACTGTCCTAGCGTAGTTGTCCACCTTCCAATAATGCCCACCGCGGTCAATAAAGCCCTTAAAGCCTATCTCTTGCCATTTCATCACGGTCTGAGATACAGCTTTATCATGCGTGACTAGACCGACCACTTGACGGGCTACGACTTCCTGCACCATTTGACGGTACACATCTGTCACGATACCTGGAAGCGTGGTATTAATTAGGTTACTAATATCACCGTGCGACTGTTCGAAGTAACCAGCTAGCAACTCCTGCGCGTGCTTAGAATTGCCAAAATCACCGCCTCCGAGGTCGTCTATGAGCTGTTCTTTGGTCGTCTGATAGATTTTAAAGCCCTCGTCCTCAATAACCTTACGGAGCTGTTCCTTGCCTATTTTAGAGTAGTGAGCGATTGTGTCCAGGTTCTGCTCATTTAACATGTGCATCTGGCTCATTCGCTCTAACTGCCAGATGTAAGGATTATCTGCCAGCGATTCAGCACCACGCTCTAGAAGCCTATCAATAACCTCGTCAAATAGGTCACGCGCCATCTGGTGGTAGATATCACCAACCTGTGAAGCGCGCAACTCTAATTGCTCCTCGTTAAATAATACCGGGTACTTGTTACGCGCCATTTATCTACTCTCCATAAATATCAACTTCGCTGGAGCTACGCTCTAGCTCCATGCTCTCAGCGGTTTCTTTTTTGATATCATCAAGCATTTGTTTAGCTTCATCATCTGACAAGCCCAGCGCTTTGGAAATAGCGTATTGCTTGCTGACAAGGCCACTTAACAAAGCCTTAGCGTAGTAGTCTAGCTCGTTATTCTTGTCAACAAAGACACCATCATCAAGGTTTACTGTGATATCGTCCATCTCTGGAATAGGACCGCTATACAAGCCGTACAGTTTACCAATCTCACAAATAGAGATAACCAATTCTTTGATAGATTGATCTACAAGGCTCACGATGCTGTTTCTTAACTGGTACGTGTCAGAGTTTTCGGACACAACCTCAGTCGCAGTCTTCATGCTCTTACCGTCAAAGGTAAACATGCCAGGCGATACCCCGACCTGCATTTCAAACAACGCAAGGCCCTCGTTGATTGCCTTGATATAATCGTCTGAACGGATAGGAGTAGTGAGGTCTGTGATATTGATAGGTGTGTCTTTGCCACCGTCAATCTGTTCATAGACGTTCTGCTCTGGATCAAATTCGCGCGTGACAAGATCAGTTTCTCCGTGATGGTCAAAACCAATCCGGACAGTTTGGTCTGGTACTAACACGCGCCGTTGACCCATGCGCACTTCCCACTTAAACTCGTCATAAGTGGTATTGATAAAGTCAATAGTACTCTTGGCATTATCAAAGATAGATAGACCAAGCGGGCTGTTGATATCCTTGTTATTCATACCAGGGGGTTTTAGGTAAGTAAATAACGGCCGTGTAAGCCCGTCAAGCGTTACTTCTTCCTCAAGGTCCTCATATACCTCGGATAGTGGTACACGGTCACCAACGCGCTCCTTTTCGTTTGAGCGATACAGCTCATTAGTGATTGTGTATTTCTTATCCTTGGTCCACTCATGCAACTCGACCAAAGTATAGTAGATCGTTTCTTTGCCTACTGTCTTTTGGCTCTTGTTGATGATAGCTGCAGAAGATACGTCCTGCGTGTTGGACTGCAAAGGATAAAATACAGGGGCTTGTACGAATGAAATCTTGATCTTGTCGTCGTCAACGTATGGACGCATAGCAAGACCGCCCAAAGCCAAACAGCTCTCAAGGTATCGCTCAAAGTTCTTATTAAACCGGTCATTCAGTAAGACCGATTGAATGAATTCATTCGTTGTTCTGTTTGCCACGCTTATCTCAGCCTGTTCGTTGAATACCAGACTGGCAATCTTCTTACAAGCCGTGCGAGCAATAGGCAAGTGGTTTCTGGTCCGTTGTTTATCAACGCGATTAGAATTGCGATACCGGATAGGATCCCACTTACTTTGATAGTATTTCAAGTTTTTTTGAATACGATCGTATTCGTCCTTGTTAATTGCGATTTTAGGATGTTCTGTGATATTGCCTAGTGATTGGCTCGTCATTACATATTTACCCCTCTTAAATATATTTCTTAGTGATTGTAAGATACTCATTTCAAACCTTTCTTAGGCTTTTAATCTTAATAGTTGTGCATTGTCTACGATCATATACTGGAACGCGTCGCAAGTGTGATCGTCCTCTTTAATAACTTTCGGGTCGTCGTCCTTGACTGTTTTCTCGTCCCATTGATATCGCTTGTGTTCCTCTATAAAATACTTGAGGTTGTTTTCTGTTGGGAAATAATAAAAACGACCATTCGCAAGGAGAGATTGGACGTACTCTGTCATTATGATCTTTTTCTTCTTGGCCACTGGGTGCCAGCGAATACCAAAGTCTTCTAAATACTGGTTTCTCAATGCTCCCTCTGCGCTATCTATAGTCATTTCAATGACCGGTACATTAGGATACTTCTGTGTTTGCTTGATAACAAAGTCATGCAACTCCTTAGATAATACACTCGGAGCTTTCTTCTTAACCTTGCCAGCCGGGCTGTAGTAGTAGTTATCCACAAGATAGAGATTGGATCTGTTAGTAACAACCGCGTGTAAGCAAGTAGTCGCTGATTGCTGGTGTCCGGTATCCGCTGCAAATAGCTGACCGATGACTCGTTCACCATCTGGTATCTTGTCTGCGCGTTTAAACAAATCCATGTTATACACGTTTGTACCAAGGCCCACCGGCTCACCCAGGTATAAATACCTGTAGTAGTCGTAGTCGTTACTCTTGATACGCTCTATCTCGTCCAGCATTTGTTCAGTCACGAAGCCCAGCTCGTCGTCCAGATAGCTAGATTCATGTATCAAATACTTATCGGCCGTCCGCAATGAATCAACCCACTCATTGATCCAGTTGTAAGGGTTGCGCGGTGGGTTGTACGACCAGAAGAATTGCACGAATGGATAGTCCGGGTGCTTCTGACGCATAAACGTACTATTTGACTGGTCAAACTCTTCCGAATCAGCAAACTCGGCTGCTTCCTCGTACCAAACCGCGATAACCTTTCCGACCTCATTTGATTTCAGTTTTTGGAAATCGTCCTGGCCGTAGAAGTGGAACGTTGAACCTGTCCGTCTATGTACGATCTTATAAGGGCTTTTAGTCCGTTTGAACTGATTAGCCATGCCAAACTTATCAAGCGCCCAGATTATCTTCTTGTAGACACTATCAAAGATTGTGTTACCAACTTTCCGGACAATAATAATCTCTACACATTGCCCCTGGGTTATCGCTTTAATCATCATAAAGACAAGCAACAAAGCAATGACTGAAGACTTAAAAGAGTTCCGTCCACCCTTTAAAACATTGTAAGGCTTTGCCGACCGCCACACACTATAAAACTTAGGATTGATCTCTTTACTTAGTTTTATAGTTGGTTTAGTCGTTCGGGATATCGTCGATGATGAGGATTGACTCATCAGCACCACCTCCCGCCTCGTCTAATGCTTGGGCCTTACGTTTGTTCTCAAGTTCCAAGGACTTGATACGTGCTTTCTGTTCTTTCTTATCAAGCGTATCTTTCGTGCCCTCGCTATTTGCTATTTTAGCGATTAGTTCCATGTGCCGAGCGCTTCCTTTTAAGGCTTTTTGTATCGCGACCATTATCAAAGCCGACTCAAAATCTGCTTCAAAACCCATTTCCTTTAGTGTTTCAGCCATTTTAGGACTAGCAACAGGAGAAACAAGAAAGGCATCAAGCGTCTTTTTCATGTTTGCTTTCTTGCGTCTAGCAATACCGGAAGCGATGCCACCTTTTCTCTGTATTTCCCTCTGCTCTTTCTCTGTTCGCTTATTAAAAGGGATCAAGTTTTCCTCATTAGCCATCGCCTCACTTCCTTTGCTTTTTAAAAATAAAAAAAGCCGTATAAACGGCTCGCTGTCTATCTCAAAAAACCAGAAACACTAACTAATCTTGGTTTTTGATTGTATTTTTTGGCAATTTCCTTGCTTTTGCTATTGACTAAATCAATGTAAGGTTTAACTAGCTTTTTAGCTTCGTCAAAATCAATTTCTCCAATCCGTAGCAAGGTTCTTGCTTGTTCTGCTTTTGTCTTTAAAATAATTGTTTGTTCGTTCATGTCGTATCTCCTTTTTCCTATGCTTAGAGCTTACGCCAACAAACCAAACAAGTCAAGGCTTATTCTTCATTTTCTTCATCATCTTCGAGGTTTTCAAGCGCTGCAAGATCACCGAATTCATGTTTGATAGTTTTAGGGTCGCCTTTAAAGAATACCAAGACGCTTTGATGTGATCTAATAACCTTACGGCCACTATTCATCTGTTTTCTGGCCCTCATAGCACCAGAGCCTAAAACGTTAATCAAAACAATGTCATTATAGAACATGACACCAACGCTTTCAAACGCTCGTTTAGTGACACCAGTCAAATCACGATAGAAGCCTTTCTTGTCCCTAACATCGCTTATAGTTACGATTGCAAAGCGATTGTTTTTTTAATTTTCTAGCAAACTTTTTGAGGATATCAGAATAAATCTCGCAAAACTCATCATATCCCATGTTTGATATGTCGTTCTCGTTGTCGCTATAGACTTCAAGATCAAAATAAGGCGGACAAGCAAAGATCAGATCCGCGCTTTCATCTTGGATATACCGATCTACATTTTTAGAATCATCACAGATCCAGTTCACCTTATCTAGATCAATACCGATTTCTCGCGCATTATCAAAGTTAGCGTCTATTTGTTCTTCCCGCAAGTCAATCCCTGTATACTCGTGGCCTAAACGCTCGGCAACAATTCCTCGAACGCTTCCACCAGCGAATGGGTCAATAATTTTCGAGCCTTCGTGCGGTGTGAACCATGTATAACCAATCTCACACAATACCGGATCGAAGATACTTGTACCACCAAGGCTGGCAGTATTCATACTTTTCGCAAACGTCAAATTGCCTTCTCGTCCGACCTCTGACTTAATACCTAAATCAAGCCATTCTCTTTTACGGTTTTGCCAAATGCCCTGGCGCGTGTCAAAGATGCTCTGTGGCATGATGATAAAATCATCAACAAGCGAGCCAGAATAATCATTCTCCCGTGCCTTTTGTTCAGTCGTTTTAAAATCATCTTCCGGTTCAAAGCCAAAGTCAGACATGTCAATGTCCTCGATATCGTCAAGCTCTAATTGGAGTATGTCAATATCAAAGTCTGAGTTCATTGTTAGCTTGTTATGTACAAGGATATAAGCTCGCTTTTGTTCCTCGCTCATGTGCGACAAGCGAATCACTTCCACCTCGTCAAAGCCTAGTTCTTTCAGTGCCTTGTATCGTCCGTGGCCCTCAATGATAACATTGTTCTCGTCAATCGCTATCGGGTCGTTATTCCCAAATTCCTGGATTGATTTCTTAATTTGTTCAATTTGTTCGCGAGGGTGTAACTTCGCGTTGTTCTCATATTCAGTTATTTCCGAAATATTGATTTTCTCTATTTTCATTTTTAACTCCAAGCACCAAAAAGAGCGCACCTTAACGATGCGCGCTTCTTGGGTTATATGGTCTACTTTGTCTTCGTTGACAAAATAATTCAAGGGGCCTAGTAAGTAGCACCAAACTTACATCATCGGTCACTTTCGTTTTTTTGTTTTTGCGGTGCTTTTTATAGCCGGGGCAGGAATCGAACCTACATTATACGGGTGAAAAGTCCGTTACTCTAACCGTTGAGTTACCCAGCAACCTTTTATAAGGAGACAACCAAATGGCGCAGGTCCTTCCTACTTCATTGGATAATACTATAATACCACTCAATACAGCGCTTTTACTGTCAAGTTTCTTTCAATTATCTCCCAAGAATCTGTATTCCAGCAATTCCCCCGCCTTATAGGCTTCTGCGAACTCTAATAATGCCCGGTCCAGCAATCTATAGTATTCACTTTCCGAATACCCAAGGCTCGGATAAATAGCCTTGTCTTGTCTAAATCGTACCCGGCAATATCGCTCAATCAAAATCTGCGATAGATTGAGATCAGATAGCCGGTTAATAGCTGATGCCATAAGCTCCAGCTCTTGCTGTGCGCTTACCCGTCTAATGACCATCTGCTCAGTTTGACGACTTGGGGAGCTTGGCGCGCTCTTTGGTTCTAGTGAATAAGTGGCCGTGACTTTCGGGCTGTACTCTTCCCCGGCAATCCGTAACAGTACGCGGTAGTTCTTTAGGGTGTTATCTGCGTTCTCCTTTGTTTTGTTTTTTAACACTTCACCAAAAAGCATTCAATCCCACCCTTCCATTTTTAAGATTAAATCTAATGCTTCCAACTTCCGTCTTAAACGGCGCTCTCGCTTGCGTTCTTCGTTTCGCTTGTAGTTATGATTATCTCTGTAAAATCGTTCCACCAGGTCCTCGCTAGACCGTCCTGGGCCTACTTTATCAAGTGACTCTTTCATACATTCATAAAGCAGATCGGTTTCTACAAAACCTACAAACTTCGCGATGATTGCAGATGATGGCATTCTGTTTTGTTTCTTGTATTTCTCATAACGCGCTCCGTCTTGGTATGCGTTGTGACTTTTCGCGACTTTGAAAAAATCATAGATAGAGTCAAATTCAGCTATCGCCTTATCCGCTTCTTGGAAAAATTCTTTTTTCAATTCCATCATCTTCCCCTGTTTTCATCGTGATTAGCTCAGCGTTTTTCATGACATTCTCCATAATTGTCTGACACAATTCTTCTGGTGTCAGATCACCCTCCAACTCCGTTCTCATCTGCTACCTCCTGTAATTGTTGAGCCATACGTGAATTATAATCATTGTTCAATTTATTTATAATCACGTCCTGCATCACGTTTTTTTCTTCGATTTTTTCGAGCTCGTCCTTTTGTGTTTGGATTGTTCGCTGTAGATCGCTATTGCTCGTTTCAAGCACTCGAACCCGTGCGTTTAGGTTGATACATACCACGAATAGGATGAAGAATACAAACGCGATATTCGCGCATACTAGCTTTGCATTATTCGTCATCGCTCGTCCTCCGAGATCAGATCTTTGTAAAATTGACCTATACTGCCAATTCTTGCATAGTCTCCGTTGCCAGTGAGAATATGTGTACAGCACCGATCTCCACCATCGTCAAGTACCAATTTTAAACACCGTTCACCGAATAAAGCATACTCTGTTACAGCAACAATTTTTGAGGTATTTACAATGAATTTAGTAAAAAACTTTTCAGGTTTTTCTAAACCTAGCATTAAAAATTTCATTATTTCTCCTTTCTGCTTTTAAAAGCTATCCCACCAGCCCAGATCAGACCAGATAGCCAGACCAGTGTGAATAGTAGGTATATAAAGTTTTGTAGGTCCATTAATACCCCCTCAAAGCTTCTCTCAATTTTCTATTTCCTTTTTTAGAAAAACCAAAACTGATCGTTATTTCCTTATTCTCTAAAGTGATACCATTGCCCGATAGTACACTAGCATCAATAACCCCTGCTTCCATAACCATACTATCTGGATCAAAATCTTCGACAGTTGGAGAAAGTATTGTCCATTTTTTATCATCAGCCGTTTTTATTTTCAAGCCTAAAAGACGGCCATTGCAATATCCACGATACTTCCTAATTAATCGTTTTCTTGTTTTATTCAATGACATTGTCTTGACTCCTTTGTAATTCTATTACGTTCTACTCTTAATTTGAAGCTAGTGTCATCACCGAAACATACTAGAGTTGTTTCTTCTTCCCACTGACTTTTTGTGTATGGGTATCTGTTTGGTCGTGTCATGTTTACTCCTCATTCATTTCTTTAAGGGTATCCCACATACCTTTATGTAGGTTTGTGATATTCTTCATGTACTGTTTTCTTGCTGGAATACTCTTAAAATCCCACCATTCAGCACCATCATACTCATAACGCTCAATCCACCAGTCTTCACCAACTAGCACAAGGTCTTTTGGTACATGTTGAGCACCATAACCAGAATCATAATTTGTATTCCTTGCCACTGTTTCAAAGTTTTTTCTTGTGATCTCAAAACCATCACCTTGGATGAATATAACATCATCTAGTGTTTTACCATATTTTTCTAGAAACTCTACTGTTTCATCTAATAAATTTGTACTCATCCTTCCACCTCCTCAATCTCAATCCCTTCGCAATCAAACACCCAGCCAAAGCCGGCTTCTTCTAGTTCTTTGCGGGTGTGCTTGGTTCTGCACCCACCGATTTCGGCTTTTGATTCCCAAAAATATTCTTTGGATATTAAACCTTTATTAAGATAGCAACCATAATCATTAATACCTTTCAGTTTAACTAGATACCGCTTCTCTTTCTCTACCTCGTATCCATCAAGCCAAGCACAGGCAAAAGCTTCTTGATTGTCTTTGACCTTTAAAAACTCTTTTAGCTTTTTATAGTCTTTTTGGTTTGCATAATTGTAAAGTTCGATTTCTTCAACTAGTAAAGCTCGGACCAAGGTTACACCCGTATTTTTGCAATACTTGATCCAGTCAGCAACAAACTGTGGAATTGTGACTTTCTGCGGTTCGTCGAATTGATCGATCAGTTTTATCAATCCAGCTCGATTGATCTTGAGCGTATCCGTGACCACGCCTGCTTCGTAAGGCAAATCTATAATTTTTCCAATTAATTCTCGTTTATTCATTTTCATTTACCTTCTCTTTCTTCTGCTTCAAATTGCAACCATACCAGATCCTCGTATAAGCCTCTGGCTACTCTTTTAATATCGCTCAAGTCTTGCGCGCTCATTTTTTCTGGCTCGCGTAACAAAGATATCTCGATGTTAGTTAATTTTTGTATGTACTGTTGGCGTTTTGTCAATTGCTTTTCATCTTCTTTTTCGGTCAAACGATTGTCTGAAATACCCATAAGATAAGACACATCAACTCCAAAAAGATCTGCCATTTTTTCAGCATATACAGTCTTAACACTGCCCCCGTCTTCCCATCTATATATCGTTTGAAATGATACTCCAAGAATTTCAGTAAGATCTTTTAGTTTTATCTTACTTTCTTTTCTTAATTCTTTAATTCGGTTCACTTTCCAAGTCCTCCTCTTTTACGAAGCTACCCTCAACCCAGCGACCCTTGCGGTCTTTGATCTCGTTGTAAGCTAGTTCGAAGCAATCCGCGAAGTCGTAACCTAATTTGTGCGCGATAGCTTTTAAATAGCTCACAATTCTCAAAAGGTTAAACTTGGCATTTTTCATAACTTCCAACTTGCGCGAGAATTGGAACTCGCTGGCATTGTCAATCATCAACTCAAAGCAGTCTTTGATATCGCCCTTTCTCGCTTCTACTGCTTTAGTCAAAATCTCAACCGGATCAAGTTCAATCATCATTGCCAATCCTACGACAACCACGGCACAATCACCGATGCTGTCCTTGGTTAGCTGTTCTTTTTGTTTGGCATACCCTGCGACCAGCTCGCCCAATTCTTCAAATAGCTTGAGCGTCTGTTTAAATACATCTCCCTGCGTGATATCCCGGTCAATAAACCACTGTCTAGTTAGCTCGGTTAGTTCCTCGATTTTGTCAATATCCATCTATCATATCCCCCTCGATTTCTTTTAATTTCTTGTCTATGGCTTTAATTTCCTTGTGTAGCCATTCGCGATAGTCGGCGCTGTAGTGATGCCCTCGCGTATTGCTAATTGTTTTAAGCTGTAGTTCCTCACTCAGCCGTTTCTCATAGATACGCTTAGACCGTAGTAGATTTTCCTTTTCCATGTCAAATACCTAAACGATGATTTTCTAAACCGTCTCTAAAACGGTACATTTCTTCAAAATATAGCCCGATCAAGATTGCGTCCGCTTCATCGTCCTTAACATCTTTATTAAATTCATCGTCCTTAACATCTTTATTAAATTTATCTGCCACGATGTCAATTGCTTGCTGTTTCAAAACCTGCCGGCCTTTGCCTTTAATCGCTCGGGGTTTGGAATAAATGCGGATGCTACCAATCTACTCACAAGATGAGTTTTCATCTCACCATCTTTCCATAGTTTCACCCGTTTATCACTATGACTACTCCTAATTCGTTTTTGTATTTGTGGTTTTAGTTCTCTACGCTTCCAGACACGCTTTCTAATCTTCCCGTGCCAGTTACTGTAAGTCGTTTTACCCTCACACGTCCAAATTGTCCCGTCAGAGCAGGCTTCATAGATGCCCTCATATCCCTTTATTGGTTTAAATTCCATCTACGCTCCTTTCTTAAAACGGTAGCGAATCATCATCAATACTGAATGGTTCTGCCTGCCGTGAAAAATCTGGCTGGCTGTATCCTTGTGAGTGCCCAGCTTCACGGTCTTTCCGACTTTCCAAAAGCTGGAAGTTGTCTGATACGACTTCAGTGACATAAACACGCTGTCCTTGCTGATTTTCGTAGCTACGTGTCTGGATTCGTCCTGTAATGCCAATCAAAGCCCCTTTTTTAGCCCAATTTGCTAGATTTTCTGCTTGTTGTCGCCAGATCACACAGTTGATAAAATCCGCTTCACGCTCTCCGTTCTGACTTTTGAAATTACGATTGACAGCCAAGCTAAAAGTTGCTACTGCTTGATTGCTTGGGGTGTATTTTAAATTTACTTCTTTTGTTAACCGTCCGACTAAAACTACTTGATTAATCATAAAACGCTCCTTAAATTCAAATAATCAATTTTGTTGTATACTGTTTTTCTTGTGATGTTTAATTTTTTTGAAATTTCAGTTGGCTTTTTCCCATCTTTAATCATTTCAATCAATTCATCATCTACATCTTTGTAAAATGGGTGATTTTTTTTGTTAGAAAAACGCTTTTTAGCTTTGTCTGATATTTTACGTCTTGTATCTCCGCTCTGAACACTTCCTAAGTTGTGCAATATTGTGTGTTCTGAATGCGAAATTATTTCTAAATTTTCAATACGATTGTCATGCTTGATTTCGTTTTTATGATGTACGTCCTCTCCCGATTTTAAAAATCTCCCGCAATACATTTCAACTACTACTCTATGTTCGAATATATAGCCATTCCTATCTGAATTTGGATGATCGTGGATGCATAACAGGATATATCCAGCTTTATTCTTTTTTCTTCCAGTAACGTTCATCCACTTTCCGCAAATCTTCAAAGAATATAGTATGTTCACTTTCCCCCTTGCCATTTAATTTCCTTTCAATTTACCTAATAGCATTTCTGCTTGTTCTACTTGTGATTGTTTAATCTGCTTGTAATCCGCAACGTTTAGATGTTGCAAGAACCATTTGGCGATTGAGCCATCTTCTTTCCCTTTCGCTTCTGCGATAGTGGCTATCTCTTTCAAATAGCGGTTGGCTTCCTCTACTGAGATAACTGGATCATTAGCTTTTTTCGCTGATTGCTTCTTCGCTTGTGTGGCTTCGTTGCCGTCGTCGTCCTGGTCGCTTGTGATCCCAAAGATAGAAGATAGTGCGTACCGTTTCGCGTATGTGATAGCTGACCCAATTGATTGAGGATCATTCTTGACTGGCTTCATCTTGATTGGATCATATTCAATCCATTCGCCCGATTCGTGCATAACCAGCGTTCCTACTGTCACGTTTCCAGCTTCGTCGCTGGACGGGTACTGTGTGAATGACAGCCCGTTTTTGCTTGCTGATTCCGTGATCGCTTCTACCACATTTTCAAGTGGCACATACTTGCTTTTAAAAAATGGATTGTTTGCATCTTTCAAAGGTTGTTTCATTTCTTTTTGAGTTTTAGCAAAAGCCTTACTCAACTCTGTTATTGTTTCTGATTTTTTCATCTTTCCTTACCTAATACTCAAATTCTTGTTTTCTACCAAGGTAGCTCCTGCGATTTCTTGCCCATTTGTCAAAAGTCGTTTTAAAGCCGTCTTATCGGCCTTGTATTCAACTTTCTTGTACTCGTCTGGCAGTAAGACCATGTCAACCTCCACGGCCTTAGATCGTCTGAATGACACCTTAAATAAGGTTGTATCTACTCGGTCATGTCCCGTGAGTTCCATGCTTTCCTCAAGCGTGGTTTTCATTCGCTCTTTCTTGGCTTTATCCGCATCGTTTAATTTCTTCAAGCGGTCCATTTCATTTTTGCGGGCTTCGATATCTGCATCAAGGTTCTTAATGACTTTGATATACCCCTCTACCTTATTCTCGTAGTCTTCGTTCCAGTCGATGCTGTCCAGCGTGTCCTGTTTCGTTTCGTCGTCCAAGTCCATATTGTAGATGTCAAGAAATTGTCCTGT